AGGAATACGTAAGTCTGTTAACTATAAAGACGTTCTTCATTTCGCTCAAAACACACGTGACGGAATACACGGTCGTGGTTTCTTGTATTTCGGTGCAGACATACTTAAGCTTTGCGGCTATACACAAGATGCTGCTTCTGACTTCTTTTCATCAGGATGCAACATCAAAGGTATATTGTCATTCAAACATCAAGTAAGAGATGAGCAGAAGACAAAGATACGTGAACAATGGAACTCAATACATGGTGGAAACACTGGTTCTGGTATCGCAGTTCTTGAAGGTGACACAGAATTTATCCCTGTTAGTCAGAATGGTGCAGAATCCCAGATGTTAGAGACACGACAATTCAATGTAGTTGAGATAGCAAGGTTGTTCAATATATCACCAGTATTGTTAGGAGATCTAAGCCATACAAATTATAGTTCAATCGAAGATGCAAGATTAGACTTCATAATTAATTGCTTATTGCCTATCATTCAAATCTATGAGTCTGAGATCAACCGTAAACTTCTTGGAAACAGTCAAATCTATCATATAGACTTAGATGAGTCAGTCTTGATGGTAGCAGACAAATCAACAACAGCAAATTATTTACAGACATTAGTTGGTGCTGGTATAATCACTATAAATGAAGCAAGAAGAATTCTTGGATTCAACGATGTAGATGACGGAGATAGACTAATCATTCCTTATACTGACATCAATATGAACACTATTGCTGAACTTGATGAAAATGTACAAAGTGATAATGAAGAAAAAATATCTGAAGATGAAGAAAAAGAGTAAAATTTATATTATTATATAGAACACTATGAAAAACAACAACATTGAAATAAGAAGTTTTGATATTGACAATGTTGAATCACGTCATATTGTTGGCTACAGTGTTGTCTATAACACACCGTCTGTAGATCTTGGTGGATTCCGTGAGATCATATCTCCTACAGCGATAAACCAAGAACTTATAAACCGTTCAGACATCATAATGAATTACCAACACAGTGACACAATGATACTTGCACGTTCAAAGAATGGACAAGGAACACTTCAATTGTCAATAACAGACCGTGGGTTGATGTTTGAGTTTGATATGCCAAACTCATCATTGGGCGACCAGATACTTGAATCTATACATCGTGGTGACATTTCAACATGTTCATTCGCATTCTCATTACCAGATAATGACACATGTGAGACATGGGAACGCACAAATGACGGTATCATAAGAACGATACATGAAATAGGACAGTTGTATGACTGCGCGATTGTAACAAATGCAGCATATCCTGCAACTTCAGTATCTGCACGTTCATTAGACAAATTAACTGAACTACAAAATATGAAAGAAGAAGAAATCCTTCGTGAAGATCCAAAGGATGAAGAAATGAAACCTGAGGAACCACAGAATGAAGAACCAAAAAATGAAGAAACTCCTAAAGAGGAAGAGACTCAAGAAGATCCAAAGGATGAAGAAATGAAATCTGAGGAAACTCAAGAGGAAGAAAAACCTGAGGAAGAAGAAGACAAACCTGAAGACAATGAGGAAGAAAAACCTGAAAAAGAAGAAAAAAACATAAATACAAATAAATCTAAAACCATGGAAAAAAGATTTTCATTACTTAAAGCTATCCGCAGCATCGTAAACGAAAACAAATTAGATGCTGTTTCACAAGCAGTAGTAAACGCTGGACAAGAAGAGATGAGAGAAGCAGGACTTAGCTACTCTGGTCAGTTACAGATCCCAGTTGGACAACCAATGGAAGAAAGAGCAGTCGTAACCGTAACTGCTGAAGGTGAAGATGTAGTCGTTACAGATTTCACTTCAATACTTGAACCACTTCGCGCTAAGAATGTTCTAGTACAAGCTGGTGCTACAATGTTAACTGGTTTACGTGGTGATTTGCAGATTCCTTCGATGTCTGCTGAAAACGTATTTTGGGAAGGTGAAGTTACTGAAACTTCAGACGGTGCTGGCGCATTCAGCCACATCAAGATGTCTCCTAAACGTATATCTGCTTATATCGATGTATCTATGCAGTTCATACGTCAAGATACTCTTGGAGCAGAAGAGTTGATTCGCAGAGATTTGATCAACGCTATCAACAACAAGTTGGAAGCTACTATATTATCAGATGCTGCTGCTTCAGGTAACGCACCTGCTGGTATATTCTATAACGTATCACCAACCGAAGTTAGCACATTCGCTGAACTTTGTAACTTAGAAGCTGACGTTGAAGAAACTAACATAACTGGTGAAATGAAGTATATCTTATCACCTAAAGCAAAAGCTGGTCTTCGCGCTATGCCTAAATCAGAAAAACACACTCAGTTAGTTCTTGATACTAACACTATAGACGGAACACCATTTGAGACAACTACTCACATGGAACAAAACATGTTCGCATACGGTGACTGGAGTAATCTTTACATCGGTGAATGGGGTCCTATAGATATGATCATAGATACTGTGACTCAAGCAACTAAAGGTTGTGTACGTATTGTTGTAAACGCATTCTTCGACTACGCTGTAGTTCGTAACGGTGCAATCGTTTACGGTGAATACGTAGCCCCAGAAGGTGATTAAGAAATACGTTCGTAATTTACGGACACAAAACGAAGCCAAATGTGGGGTGCAGCAATGACCTGCCGCTGCACCCTTTTTTAAAAAGACAGGTAATCTTAAATCGTTCATTTTTTAATGAACGTAAAAAACAAATAGAGCAAAAAGAATCATGAAGTATTTAGATCTTGACATACTGAAAAAGCAGTTGAACATAGATACATGTTTTACCGATGATGATAACTATATCTTACAGTTGGGTGAAGTTACTGAACAGCGTGTCGCTCATCATCTTGATGACAGTCTTGATTCAATAGCTGAAGAAAATGGTGGAGAGCTACCTGCACCAATCAAACAAGCAATGTTGCTTTATGTTGGTCTTCTGTATGCTAACCGTGAAGGTATAGCTTTCGCTAATCCATACGAAATTCCATTAGCTTATAAATATCTGTTAGCTAGTTATAAAAATTATAATCATTCTGCAATTTAATTATGAGAGCTGGAACACTTACTGAAAGCATTGACATATTGAAAGTTCAAGTGACAACTAATGAGTTTGGAGAGCAGTTTGATCAATATCTTCCTGCATTCTCTACACGTGCAGAAGTTAAGTCAGTTGGTGGTGGTCGTGTTGATGAGAACAATGAGATATTCTATGAATACCGAAAAGTGTTCAAAGTGTACAGATATGTTGATGTAGATGATTTTGACAGGATAATGTGGAAATGTAAGCAATACAGAATACTTAACATAGATGAAAGTAAACCAGAAAACTCAAAGACAATTACATGTGAACTAATCAATCAATGATCACAAAAGTTAAAAAAGGTGTCATAGGTATAGATTCTGTTGAATATCTTCAGGATTATTTCAAAGATCTGTTTGATGAAGCCAACGCGTCAATAAAAGCTGGTGCAAGACATGGTGTGTCTAACGCAGTCAACGCGTTAAGAGATTCAACACGACAAATGGTTGCTACATCACCATTCAAGTCAGATTCATCAAGGCAGTACGGTGTTGGTTTGATTGAAGGTGTTAGAGCATACATGCAGAAAGACGCAACTGGTTTTGTACATGTACTCGGTGACACAAGGCATAATGACGGAACTTGGAGATTGAGATTCTTTGAATGGGGTACAAGAGACCGTAAAGGACCACGTGGAAGGATAAGACCAAATTATTTCTTAAAAGACGCTACAAACTTCAATAAGTCTACAGCGTTGACTATCATACAGGAAGCAATACAGGAAAAAATAGATGAACTTAACAGATGAAACCATTTCTTGTAACACAATACATACTTAAACTGCTTAACGCAGATGTTGAAGTCAAGAAGATCTTCAAGACAAACATATACCCACTTAACGCGAAGCAAAGTAGTAAATTCCCATTCGCTGTTATGAAAAGGGGAGACATAACACCACACTATTCAAAAGACGGACATCATCAATATGATGTTGACGTAGACATTGTAGTTGTTGATGACACGTATATAGGTAGTGTGAACGCAGCTGAGGCAGTAAGGAAGGCGCTTGAACTAAAGTCATATAAAGACAATAACACAAATGAGACAATCATATCAAGAATCACTTTAGACTCAGCTGATGAGACAATGATAAACGATGCTTTCGTGCAAAGCATCAGATTCAAACTGGAAATGAATTGATTCATGCAAAACAATAAATAAATAAATCACATAATATTATGGCAGCAAATACAATTGTGAAGGGCGACGAACTTATGCTGTTCACTTCTGAAGGCAAAGCATTAGCATACGCTACTTCTCACACTCTTACTATCACTGGTAATACTACAGACATATCTTCAAAGGATCATGGGAGCTTCGCAGCCGTGGATGTTACAAGTATCAGCTGGGAGTTGACGACTGAGAATCTTTATACTGATGACGACTATGACACATTGTTTGATATGATGATGGCCGCTGAACCTGTGACTGTAGTATTCGCAAAAGCAGGAAACTATGATCCAAACGGTCTTGTATCAACTGGTGGTTCAGTACAAGCATGGACTCCAGATCAATCCAACTATCGTAGCGGTTTAGCTGTAATCACTTCATTAGTCGCTAACGCTAACACTGGCGAGACAGCTACATTCTCTGCTACATTTACTGGTTCTGGAGCATTGACGAAATTAAACTAACCCATAAGTCATTTTGTCAATGTCTAATTGACATAATGAAATTTTGAAAATTTAATGTTTTCAATAATGAAATTTTGAAAATTTAATGTTTTCAATAATGAAATTTTGAAAATTTAATGTTTT